ATACGAAATGATTCAAGAAAAGGCCGTTGGTCGTAAGGTATTCTTTGTTGATGGTGACGTTGAAACAGAAGTCAGAGAAGAAATACGTAGAATTATGGAATTAGAAAATGACGCTATATTTGTGGCATCGTTTGGTACAACAAGTACTGGTACAAACATCAGAAATCTGCACAACATTATTTTCACATCACCATCTAAGTCTAGGGTTAGGAATCTACAGTCTATTGGCCGTGGTTTAAGACAGTCTGATGGCAAAGAGATTGCAACTCTTTATGATATTGCGGACGACCTTAGAATCAAAAAACATACAAACTTTACTCTGCAACACTTCGTAGAAAGAGTGAAGATATATAATGAAGAACAGTTCTCTTTTAAAATTTACAATATAGGACTAAAAAATGGCAGTTAAAATTTTACGATTTAAAGACGGTCTAGATGTAATCTGTGACTGCATTTTTGAAAAAGATAACAAAGTGGTGATTGACAATCCCATGTTGTTCGAGCTCAGAGGAACAAATCTTATGTTACAACACTGGTTACCGGTGTTCGTAATGAAAGGTGAGTCTGTTGAGGTTGGTATAGATAACATACTATGCACAATGGAACCAACCGATGATTTTGAAGAATATTATTCATCAGCTATCATTAAGTTGAAAGACTCTGAGAGGAAAGAAAGAGAAGTGGAACTCAACGATGAGGTACTAGCTGCTTTCGAAGAAAAGGAAATTGGTAAATCCTTAATACATTAACATCATAGGGGAACACCGAGGACTATAACACATGTCAAGCCCCTTGTCAACAACTTTTTATGGTACATTTGAATGAGTAAACAAAAACATTATATAAACAATCAAGACTTCCTAGCGGCACTGGTAGATTATAAATCTAGATGTGTAGAAGCTGAGGCTGCCAACAAACCAAAGCCAAACATTCCAAATTACATTGGTGAATGTTGGATGAAAATTGCCGAAGGTCTGTCACATAAACCAAACTTCATTAACTACACGTACCGAGATGAAATGGTTTCGGATGGTATTGAGAATTGTTTAATGTACTTTGCAAACTTTGATCCAACAAAGTCTTCCAATCCATTTGCATACTTTACTCAAATCATTTACTTTGCCTTTCTAAGACGCATACAGAAAGAAAAGAAACAGTTGTATGTGAAGTATAAAGCCACAGAGATGTATGGTATTCTGGATGAGTTTGAAATGTTGGAAGGTGAAGATGGTAGTACCAAACAATTTGAACTATATGATAATATTGCAGAGTTTATCGGAACATATGAGGATGCCAGAAAAGCAAAGAAAGCCGAAAAAGATGCGGCAAAGAAACCAAAAGGACTTGAAAAGTTTATTGAGGAGTGAATATGATTACATTGATTGGCCATGGTTATATTGGAAGTTTTATACAAAAAGAATTGGAACAAGAAGGTTTGAAATATAACTGGATTTCTCACAAAGATTTTGTTCCTATGAATACAAGTTACATTATCAATTGTGCGGGATATACCGGCGTTCCAAATGTGGATGCCTGTGAACACAATAAACAAAAAACAATTGAAGGTAATGTTTTGTTTCCATTAAGTTTGGAAAAAGCGATAGATGTTCCTATCATGCATATTTCATCTGGTTGTGTTTATACCGGATATAAAGATGGTGGTTGGTTAGAAACAGATACACCAAACTTTAATTTTGATAATGCATCTTTTTATAGTGCATCCAAAACTCTGGCCCAAGACCTACTTACACCATACCTACACAAATCTTACCTAATGAGAGTAAGAATGCCGTTTTGTAGTACAAATAATCCAAAAAGTCTATTGACAAAATTAAGTAAATATGATAAACTTATAGATAAAGAAAATTCTGTCAGTTGTGTTTATGATATTGCAAAAGTTGCCGTATTCTTTTATAAAAATGAACCAAAATTTGGAATTTATAACCTGTGTAATACAGGATCCACAACAACGAAGAAAATTTCTGATAAAATGGGGTTGAACAAAGAATGGTTTACCGAAAAACAATTTAAAGATTCGGTAATTGCACCTCGTTCAAACTGTGTTTTGAATACCGATAAGTTGGAATCTGTTTATAAAATTAGATCCACTGATGAGGCTCTTGATGAATGTATTGGGGAATTGAATAAATGAAAATAGGATTTAATTGTAGTACGTTGGATTTGTTTCATGCTGGTCATGTTACGATGTTAAAGATTGAAAAACAACACTGTGACCATTTGATTGTTGCAGTACAATCAGACCCGACTATTGATAGACCTGATAGTAAAAACAAACCAGTACAGTCTTTGTATGAAAGGTTTGTTCAAGTGTCTGGATGTAAATATGTTGATGAAGTATTGGTGTATGAAACAGAAGAAGATTTGGAAAACATTTTCAAAACACAAACTATTCATATACGGTTTTTAGGTGATGAATACAAATCAAAACCCTTTACCGCAAAACAATACTGCCTTGATAACGGTATAGAGTTGTTCTTCCATGATAGACAACATCCATACAGTAGTTCTAAATTGAGACAAAGAGTATATAATGCTGAGGTTGAAAGATTGAAAAAATTAAACACGGAATATGATGAATGTCAAAAGTAGCAATAATTACAGACCAACATTTTGGTGCGAGAAATGATTCAACACTTTTTTTAGACTTCTATGAGAAGTTTTATAAAGACACATTCTTTCCAACTTTGACAAAAGAAAAGATTGATACTGTACTTATTCTTGGTGACACGTTTGACCGTAGAAAGTATATCAACTTCTTTTCGTTGAAACGTGCAAAGCAAATGTTCTTTGATCCATTGTTTGAAATGGGTATTCAAGTTCACATGTTGGCTGGTAATCATGATACTTATTTTAAGAACACTAACGATGTTAACTCAGCCGATTTATTGTTAGGTGAATATGGTATCACCTTAAATGTTATTGACCATCCAACCGAAATATATGTTGGACCACATAAGATTTGTATGATGCCTTGGATATGTCCAGAGAATTATGAAGATTCTTTAAAGACATTAAAAGACACCGATGCAAAGTTTTGTATGGGTCATTTTGAAATTGCTGGTTTTGCCATGTATCGTGGTATGCCATCCGAAGGAGGGTTAGACCGTGGAATTTTTAGGAAGTTTAGTCACACTTTTAGTGGTCATTACCATCACAAATCTTCTAGTGATGATATCTACTATTTGGGAAATCCGTATGAACTTACTTGGCAAGATTATAATGACAGTCGGGGTTTTCACTTGTTTGATTTGGATACTCACCAACTTGAGTTCATAGAAAATCCAAACAAGATGTTTCATCGTATCATTTATGATGATAAAGAACAATCAATCAAAGAAATTGATGGCAAAGATTTAAAACCATATACAAATACCTATGTTAAAGTGGTTGTAATCAATAAAAACAACCCATATTTGTTTGACAAGTTCATGAATAACCTGTATAATGTAAACCCAGCAGACATTACAATTGCTGAAGATTTTACAGAATTGGAAGATGGTGATGAAGTGATTGATGAAGCTGAAGATACAATCACTATATTAAACAAGTATGTTGATGGCATTACGGAAGAAAGTATTGACAACGACAGGTTAAAAACCTTATTAAAAGAACTCTACGTAGAGGCACTGAATACTGAACAAGCATGATTTTATTCCAAAAGATTAAGTGGAAGAATTTTCTTTCCACTGGAGCTCATTTTACTGAGATTGATTTTACTAAGTCCAATAACACCTTGATTATCGGACACAATGGTGCAGGTAAATCCACAATACTGGATGCATTATGTTTTGGTTTATTTGGTAAACCTTTTCGTAAAATTAATAAACCACAGTTACTAAATTCTGTCAACGGCAAAGAGGCTGTTGTTGAAGTACATTTCAATATTGGCCAAAAGAAATATAAAATTATTCGTGGCATTAAACCAAATATATTTGAAATTTATTTGAATGATGTATTGTTGAACCAAGATGCAGCTGCAAAAGACTATCAAGAGATACTAGAGAATAATATTCTCAAATTAAATTACAAGTCTTTTACGCAGGTTGTCATTCTTGGTTCAGCATCCTTTGTTCCGTTTATGCAACTGTCGGCATCAGACCGCAGAGCAATCATTGAGGACCTATTAGACATTCAAATCTTTTCCTCAATGAACAATGTGATTAAAGAAAAGAATTCTGCCATCAAAGAAGAATTAAATAAATCAAAGTATGCCATATCTCTTACAGAAGAAAAGATAACCTTACAGAAACAAAACATCGAAGAACACAAAAAGAATAACCATACGGAAATTAATCGTAAACTGGAAGAAATCGAAAAATCAAAAGAACAACATAACAAATTGCAAAATGATATTGTGTTGATTAACAAACACATTTCAGTATTGCAAAATAAAGTTGGTGATAAGAAAGTGAAACTTGACAAGAAAGCCAAGGGTCTATTTCAAATCAAAGGTAAGGTTCAGACTAATATTGACCGTAATCAAAAGGAGATTGACTTCTATGAAAACAACCACGATTGTCCAACATGTAAACAACCTATTACACCTGAGTGGAAAGGTTCTCAAGTACAAGAAAAGTCAGAGAAAATCACTACACAAAAAACTGGCCTATCTGAGATTGAACAGGAGTTAAACAAAGTAACTTCCGAAATAGAATCAATAACCGATATCATTTCACATATCAGTTCCCACAATGGTGAAATTATTAAACACACCTCTACTATGTCAGCAATAAACAGTTACATATCTAAATTGAATAATGAGATTGATGAGTTGACCAAGAAACAAACTGGTACAGAAGGTGGTGACCAAAAATTAATCGAATTGAATGTTGCATTGAATGATTATAAAAAAGGTTATGAATCTTGTTTAATAGAAAAACATTACCATGAATTTGCAGGCACTTTGT